CAATTCGTTGACATGATAAATCCAGTCATCATCCCGAGCGAGTGGGCAAAGTGCAAGGACGAGAAAGTCAAACTCGATGTCGAGAAGGATACTTGGTTCGCTATCGATCTCAGTCCCGACCGTCAACATGCAGCCCTCGTTGCAGGTCAAAGAATTGGCAAAGATAAATTTATGGTTTCCTTGCTTCAAACTTGGTACAACCCAATTAACTTGGATGACAAATTGCTTGCAAACGATGTCGCTACTTGGGTTCGCAAGTACCCAGTCAACACAGTGGCGTTCAGCAAGTCAACCGCAGCAGCAGTTGCCGCTAGGTTGCAACCCGCAGGCATCCCAATCCATGAAATCTCAGGAATCGAGTATCAACAAAGCTGCGATGAGTTTGTTTCGGCTATTTCATCAAATCGTCTAGTCCATAAAGGGCAAGAGGAACTCGACAAGCAAGTTTTATCTGCCGTCAAACTCCAAAGAGGTGATGGCGGTTGGGTCATGGGCAGATTGAAGTCAGGAATCGTTTGCGGTGGAGTTGCAGCTTCAATGGTGACTCATTTTGCGACACGGGCAGAAACAGAAGTTGACATTCAAGTCGGTTGACATAATGCTATAATTTGTCTAATGGCACTGTTAGACTTTTTCATTCCTAAAACTCCTGCTGCTCCTTTGACAGTCGATGCAGCATCTACACCTGCGCCTTTCAACAATACAGGATCAATCTCACCTTTCATTTTTACATCTAGCGCAGCAACACGCGCTCAAGCGATGGCAGTTCCAACAATCGCACGCGCTCGCGGAATTCTTTGCTCAACAGTTGCAAGTTTGCCAATGGAGCAATACTCAAAACTTAATGGAGCACATTTACCAACTCCATCAGTAATCAATCAACCTGATCCACGCGTTCCTGGTTCTGCAATTTACGCATGGCTCGCAGAGGACTTGTTATTTCATGGCGTTGGTTACGGAATGGTGATGGAGCAATATGGTGACACAGGTCGAGTTCGTTCCTGGACTCGAATTGCACCTGATCGCGTAACACAAAAGTTAAATCACTTACAAACTGAAATTATCGGTTATCAGGTTGACGGTTCTATTGTTCCAACTCAAGGCGTTGGTTCACTCGTTGTTTTCTATGGTTTAGATGAAGGGATTCTTAATCGCGCAGGTCGCACAATTCGTGCGGCACATGCTTTGGAACAAGCTGCAGAAACATTTGCAAAAGAGCCTGTTCCATTGCAGGTTTTGAAATCAAATGGCACAAACCTACCTGCAGAACGCATTGCTAAATTGCTCGAGGCATGGCGTGCAGCTCGTCTAAACAAATCAACTGCATTTCTTAATGCTGATGTCGAATTGCAAGCGTTGGGCATCGATCCAGCGAAACTCCAACTCAATGAGGCGCGCCAGTATGTCGCTTTGGAATTGGCTCGCGCTTGCAACCTTCCTGCGTACTTCGTGAGTGCTGAAACAACTTCGATGACTTACTCAAACACTCAATCAGAGCGTAGAGGACTTATTGACTTTTCACTTCGTCCAATCTTGACTGCGATTGAACAACGCCTCAGTATGCCTGATTTCGTCAGCAGCACCACAGAGATTCGTTTTTCACTTGATGATTTTCTTCGTGGAAATGCGTTGGAGCGTGCTCAGGTTTATCAAATTCTTAACACAATCGGTGCAATGTCAGTCGAGCAAATCAGAGAAGAAGAAGATTTAATCGACAATGGAGAAAGAGCATAAAATGAAAATAACAATGCCAGTTACACTCACTGCATCCGATGCCGAATCACGCATCATTGCAGGTCGAATCGTTCAATGGGATGCGGTAGGAAATACATCCGCAGGTCAAACAAAGTTCCTAGAAAACTCAATCACATTGGGCAAGGACACAAAACTAGTTTTAGAACATGAGCAAACAAAGCCAATCGGCAAACTCATTGAATGGTCACAGGATGCAACGGGCATCACTGCATCATTTAAGATTGCCAAAACAACTGCAGGAAACGATGCACTTGAAGAAGCTGCTACAGGACTACGATCAGATTTCTCAGTCGGTGTTCAAGTTGCAGATTGGTCAAATGACAATGGCGTGATGGCAATTTCATCATCAGCATTGGTTGAGGTTTCACTCGTAACATCAGGCGCTATTCCAGGCGCAGAAGTGCAGAAAGTAGCTGCAGTAGATACACCAGAAGTTTCTGAGGAATCTCAGGAAGTTACACAATCCAATCCCGAAGGAGAACAAGTGTCAGACACTACCGTTCCAGAAGCATCTGCCGCAGAAACGGTAGAGGCTGCTAAGGTTGAAGTAAAGGCTGCAACAGCACCTTACATTTCAACAACTGTTCGTAATCCAATCGTAGATAAGGCTTCTTATCTCGAGCACTCAGTTCGTGCAAAGTTAGGTTCAGAGGAATCTCGCATGTTCGTTGCAGCAGCAGCGGATGTCACAGATAACGCAGGACTCGTCCCAACTCGTCAACTAACTGAAGTTATCAATGGCATCTCAAATGCAGATCGTCCATCAATCGAATCAATTTCAACAGGCGTTTTGCCTGATGCAGGAATGACTTTCGAAATTCCTAAAATCACAGTTGCTCCAACAGTTGCAATCGCATCTGAAGGTGGAACACCATCCGAAACAGACCAAAACGCAGCGTTTGTCAGCGTTGATGTCAAGAAGTTCATCGGACAACAGACATTCTCACTAGAACTCCTAGATCGTTCATCTCCAGCGTTCTTTGCTGAACTCGTTCGTCAAATGGAGTTTGCTTACGCAAAGGCAACAGACGCAGCAGTTTCTGCAGCACTAATCGCAGGTGGAACAGACGGCGGAAACCGTACAGTTTCAGCAGCTAACATTGCAGACTTTGTTTCTGATGCAGCAGTTTCAATTTACAAGGGAACACTTGGTTTCGCTGAGAACATCATCGTTTCACCTGAACAATGGGGTGCAATCATGGGACTCGTCGATGGTTCAAACCGTCCAGTATTCCAGCAAACAATTAACCCACAGAACGCGGGCGGTTCATTAACTGCTACTGCGGTTCGCGGAAACCTTCTCGGACTCAACCTTCGCGTTGACCGTCAACTAACAACAGGCTCAGGTGTTGGCGATAACACAATGATTATCGTTAACCCACAGGCTTACACATGGTACGAATCACCACGCTTGCAGCTACAAACAAACCTAATCTCAACAGGTCAGGTTCAAGTTGGTTACTACGGCTACGGCGCAGTTGCAACGAAACTTGGTGCAGGCGCTTACCGTTGGATGGTTGCTTAATAACAAACTAATCATGAGGGGGAGGTTGCTCCCGATCTCCCCCTCAGCAGTCTAGAGAGGATGTAGAAATGGCTTCAATCGTCACAGTTGCAGAACTGCGCTCAATTCTTGGCGTTTCTACATCCCTTTATTCTGATGCTTATTTGACAGATGTTATTGACACTAGCGAGGCAGTAATCTTGCCGATGCTCGTTAAGTACGCATCACCTATCTCAAAAGTGCAGCTTGAAAATAACATTGCAACTTATGCCGTTTTAGGAAACAACAACTTCTCAGAAGGTCAAAGCGTTGTCATCACTGGATGCGGTACGCCTTTTAATGGCACATTTACGATTCTAGAATCAAGCAATTTAGATTATGACGATATTGTCATTAACTCGAATCAAAGAATTTTTATCGATGGACTTTACAAAGATTTCAATGCCTACTTCACAGTTGCTATCACCAATGCAGATATTCTTGAACGCAATGTCATTCCATCAGGACTTGCAACCCTCTCAGGTGCAGCAACTTATGTTGGTGTGCCAGCAGTCGAATCTGCCGTTTTGGCAGTTGCAGTTGAAGTGTTCCAATCCCGAATTGCTCCAGGTGGACAAATCGAGGGCATAGACTTTACATCAGTTTCACCTTATAGACTCGGGCGGTCACTATTCAACAGAGTTTCGGGGTTGCTCGGTCAATACCTCGATGTTGAAACAATGGCTCAATAATGCCAGCCTCAACGATTCTTTCGGATATTCGTCAACCTTTAGCAACTGCCCTTAGTGGCGTTGCAGCTAATGTCTATGCCTATGTTCCCGAAGCGCCTCAAGTTCCGTTTTGCGTGACAGTCCCGGACTCACCTTATTTAGAATTACAAACAATCAACAAGTCAACCTTGCACACCAAAATCAATTTGGTCATTTCCGTTGCGG